TTTAAATCCGTTAGCATCTCTAAATGGATATGGTTTAATTAATTCCATTTCAAATTTAAAGGATGGAGCTGATTTAATATTTAAAGTAGGTACCCAATCAATCATTGGTTTAACTGTTAGTGTACTACTTTGAATACCGGTATCAATAGCGTCAATATCAGATGTTAATTTACTCTTACGAATTTTAACATTAAAATCTTCAAGGTTAGTATCTGCATAAGTCTGTATTTGTGCTCTAACAAGTGATTCAAGTTCTGCTGCACTCTTTTGAGTTGTTTTATTACTATAAACAATATCAGCAACTACATCTGCAAAAATAAATTTAGTTTGTACAAATATTGGCTCGATTCCTAATGGACTCTTTTCTTTTAAGTATGTAATATAAGTATTAGCAAGTGTAGAACTAATCAGTGTTGTTTCTGCATCTAAATATACAGAAATACCAACACGGCCAAATTGAGGTGGTTCTAATTCTTCACCCCCATAAGCACTTACACTTTTAATTTCAGGGAATGCTTGCTGTAATAATATTTCGTAATCTTTTGTTGTAACTGCACGTTCTTGAACTGCTAAAGACTTAGGTGCAAAATATCTAATGCTCTCAGTACTTTCACGTTCGACACCACCAGCAGCAGCTGCTATACTAGTAACGTTAATTGTAGCTCCGTCAATAAAACTTGACGTGAAAGAATTAGCTCCATTTGCTAATGCGCCAGAACAAACACGATATCGTACTCTTACATCTTCAAATTCTTCAGGTTGTAAACCAAATTCGTTTTTACCAAAATAAACTGCATATCTGTTATCTAAATAAGGTTCAAGATAGAATACTTTGTCTGATGGTTTAACACCGTAAATAGTATTAGCTCTTGAGAATACGTTTCGATCTTCTTGCTGTTCAGCATCAACAAATACTACAATAGAGTCTGTATCAACTTCATCATTGGTTAACTGAACACGTAATACACCGTCACCATCAATAATAAATCCTTCTCTTTGGAATGAAGCAAGTATTTGTCCTTCAAATATATCAACATTATCAGCTACATATATACCAGGCGCTGAACGTCTTGCAATATATGTTTGATTAGTTACGAAGTTAAAGGATTCTCCTTGGTAACTAGAACTGAAGTTTGTATAAGTTGGAATAGTTAATGTTGAAGCGGTAGCAGTAGCATCAGTAATAGTAACACGAACTGTAGCTTTAGCACTCTTACGAGATCTTGGAATATAATTTAATTCTTTAGCATGAGAAACAATAGAGTTCTTTAAGACGGCCGAGTCAAGAAACATCTCATTCATTGTCATGTTAGTATAGAAATTATTTTGGAAAGTATTAAAAGCAAGCACATCAAGCATCGCGCTCATGTTCGAACCTTCAAAATTATAATCTTTGAATTGAGTCTGCGTTTGCAGATATGTTTTTAACTGACCTTTTATCGAATCAAAGTCGAGTTCGGTAATCGGTGTTTTTGGATTGGCCATCTTATCTTATCCTTTCTAAAATTACATCGAGAGTTATTGGACGGTCGACGTTTCGTATATAAAATTTTATTAAAACTCTGACAGTATTATCATCGTATTCGCTTGTTGCAGTAACATCTATAATTTCTGCACGTGGCTCATAAGTTGTTATAGTATTTTTACATCTGGTTTCAATTGTTTTTAATACACCTGGAGTAATGTTTTCAAATAGTAATTCGCGTATTCCGCCACCTATAAATGGCTGCATAAGTCTTTCGCCAGGATCTGTTAAAATCAGATTCTTTATAGATTGTTTTACAGCGTCTTCGTCTTTTAATAGAGCTAAGTCTTTTGAAATAGGACTAATTCTTAGATCTTTATGAAAATCTGCATACAAATTCGGCTTTTTACTTACCGGTGTTTTACTAATTATCGTCATCTAGGTATATCTCTTATGTCTAAATGTATGTGCTTATCATATATTACAATGTATCTAAAACCAGCAGCAATAGCTCTAGTCTTAAATTCTTCAACTTTTTCATCACTATTTAAATTAAAGTTGTTCTGTATATCTATAACAAGCCCACTTAAGTGGCTGCTTTCAGGTGAACCTTTTATTTTATCGTTATATTCTTTATTCACCCAACCTTTGGTAATAACGATTTTCTCACTTAGCTTTGATTGTAGCCGTGCAAGATAAACTTTTACATCTAAATCAAGATGAGTATAAGCAGGTAATCCTATACCATAATCATCTTCTTTAAAACTCTTGGCGGATGGATCTAAACCAAACCTTGAATTTGTACCTTTTAAAACAGCCAAACAAGGTGGTAGATCTTTATATTCTTGAGCAGTAATCTCTTTTACAACTATTGCTGGTCCGCCATTAGGAGTTCTAAGTACTTGTCCAGAATCGCCTTCCCATACATCCCTTAGACTATTTATAGTCGCACGTCGCTCTTCTGTAGAAAATCTTACACCTCCGTTACGAATTGCTGTAGATGTATTCATATTTCCAATGGTTTGTAGTCTTTGTACTACTCTTTGATAACGATTACCGAAACTATCTAATGGATTTTTAACTTCTCTAATAAGAGCTTCAACGTTAGTAGCAAGTGCACAGAATCTATAAACTAAGAATTGTACTGTTTCTAAATCAACGTTTTCAAATAAACTTAATGTATAATCCATAAAGCTTTTAAGTTTATCTTTAAGCTTTTGTTGTTCGTTTTCAGTCATCTCATTACACATACGTTCTTTAAGCGTCATTACTCTTTTTGTATGCATACGGTTGACATTTGTTACAGCGTCTGATATAATACCTACAGGGTCAAAGTTTTCAATAGCAGCCATAATATCTTGATAAACTTTTACTATAACATCAATAATCTTAGTTTGTATTTCTTCAATAAGCTTGTCGATAATCTGCTCTTGAATTAATGTTTTAAATCCATCATAGTCTCTTGGTATCTTATTATAAATTGCTATAGCGTCTTGGATTAATCCATCAACTACACCTATTAAATCATAGAACGCATCTATTTGATTAAAGATATTCTTTAGACTATTACAGAAACCACCTAAAATACTTTCAGTAATACCACCGTTATAATAATTGTTTAATTCTAAATTAAGCTTTGAAAGATTATTTTGATTAATTAAACCATCAGCTGTGTAATTATACGCTTCCATGAAATCTGCCATTTCAAGGTTTGTAATATTTCCACGATCCCATCTTGCAGCTAAAGCATCACCAGCATTACTACCTATTCTATTGCGCCATGTAGTATTAATATAATCTACAGCAGTATAGAAATTATCTCCATATCTATTAACAGCAATTTTAATTGGATTCTTATCTGCTTCTTGTAAAATATTTTTAGCAAGATCTTCTGCAAATTTATCAACAGCTGCTAAGGTATATTGTCCATTAACAGAAATCGGCTCTTGAGCAAGACCTTGTTTATTAATATATGTTTGGTCTCTTGTATCAGTACAACTAGCCATTGAAATCTCCATCTGCTGAGTCATCTAAAGGTGAAATAAATCCAAGAGCGTAACCTAACGCAAAATAACCTTTTGACACAATTGTTTTTCCGTAGCTTGCTGGTTCTGGCATCTGAATACGTGGTAGTCCTAAACCGCCACCTGGTACTGGATTGATACCTGTTATCACACTAAATGGTGAAGTTAATACTGCTGCAGCAAAGAGTGGTCCGTTTCCTGTAGGATAAGCCCAACCCGAAGTCACGCCAGGTAATGGTGCAGCTATAGGATTACTTAATGCAGCAGGAACTAATGCAGGTATAGTTACAGTTGGTGCTGTTATTCCTATTATTCGCGTTGATGTAGGATTTGCCGCGCAAACAGAACCTGGTGCAGAACTGATTGGTAATGGCGCAGCAAGTATTGCTGTATTAAGTGTACCAAAATTACCAGTTGTGGCTGATAGTGTTGTTGCTAATAGCGCAGCAGTGTTTACTGCTCCTGCGTTCCATAATCCACTGAATGAACCTGTTGCAGATGTAAATTGACATTGCAACGCGTTAACACTAAATCCAGAAGCACCAACACCGCCTGATAAAGGTTTAGGTGGTATTAAACCAGCAGCATTATTAATAATATTAGAACCAGTTATATGAATATCCATTGGAGTGGTTAATTTAATTGCTTTATTAGAATATATGTCAAATGTATTTAAAGCAGTATTTTTAATATTTAAAGATACTGAATTGATTTGTTTTTCTGCTTCGATCTGAACTTCGTTTTTACCAAATATTGTAACTCTATCAGCATTACCTTCAAGCTTAATATTAGCACCACGCATATTTAAATGACTACCAACATTATAGAATGAACTACCACCTATAGTAACTTCATGTTCACCGTGAACGATTTGTTTATAATCGCCCATGATTTCTTCTGTTTTATTTCCCTTAACATAAACATGAGAATTACCATTAATTGTAACAACATTATGAGCTGATGACTCGTGTTTAGTTCCTATAGTAACTTCGTAGCGATCGCCATCTGCACGTTCTTTAACTGAGCCAGTAGCGTCTATTTCAATATAAGAACCAGACATGTGATGTATATGAATTCTTTCTGCGCCAGGAGTATCATCAATTTCTATACTATGGCGTGCTGTTTCTATAACACGGTTATGAGGATATTTTGCACCATAAGC